TCACGGCCGAAGTCGTGGCTACCAGTTTGGCGTAAGTTTCGGGACTGACAACGCAGTAACGCTCGCCATCGTCCGGAACATCATTCTTATCCAGCTTAACAGCGGCGTTAAGAATGGCTTCCGCAACTTGAGCACCCGTGAGGGAGCTAAACGCTGTGGGGCTTCCGGTGAAGGTTTGTACTTGTCCAGCACCCGTAACATCAGTCAAATTAGATGCGCTACGGGCGGCGTTGATGATTACCTGAGCCATCGTTTTATCAAATTTCTTTGACAAAGCACGGCCAATCTCCTCGGTGTAGATTGAGCGAACATCATAGTGATTCATCGCTTCATCAATTTTACCGATTAAAGCCGAAGCGGTCAGCAGATTATCAATCGTGATGACTTTTTCGGTTGCTAGGATGTTGCTAGTGTAAGCGGAAGAACCGCCATGGTCATTCAGAAGGAGATTATCTCCAACCGCATGATATTTAGCAGTAGCAATCCCGGTGACGGGGAAGCTAGCAGATTTTCCGTTCTCAATAGTGCGAACAAGGTGCAGAGGCTTGAAAACCGCATTGGTTTCAAAGGTTGTCAGCACTTCACCCGCAAACTTCTTGAGAAACAATTCTTGGTTATCAGAACCGCCTGATTTTAAACCAATACGAGACGCATTAGAGGCCATTTTATTTGTTTCCTTTTTGGGTTATTTTACTTTTGTCAAAACCTATCGGTTTATGACGCAAGCTTTTGAATGCCTGACTTTGGAGCCTTCTTTCCAATCCCAGTTGTCCGTCCGTAAACGGGCTGTATCTTCCTGAAACTCCTCCGCTATTTTTTCAAAAACCTAATACGCTTAATAAGATAAGTTTCTCTAATGTCAACTAATTTTTTACAATAATTTATCTTATTGAATATTAACTACTTAGATTTAGCGTCTGGATCAGGCCCGGTGAGCCATCCTTCGGGAAGCTTTACTTTTTTAGAGGATTTCTCCCATTCAGTCCCATTCCAAAAGAATATGTGACCCTCAACATCGTCACCTAAGCGTAAAAGTTGCTCACTCTCCTTTATGAATACTACTCTTTTTGTCTCGGAGGTAGTCACGCACCCTATCATTCCAACGGCTGTGAAGATAAGGAGGGGGAGGGCCAAGATCAGTACCTTTAACTGGTTTTGCCGCATCTTGAGCCTCCCCCTTAATAATTCGATATAACGCCATTATAAGGGCTTCAATTATAGCCCCAAACATGGTGTTTTACTGCTTTTTGAATTTATCCCAAACAGACCACCCTAGGCCGATAGCCGCAACAACTCCGCCGGCCAAGGCCTCGGCATCGCTGTGGGCTAGTGCTCCTTTAGAAACAAGCAAAGCACCTAGGGCTGTTAGAATATGGCGAGCGAGCGATTGAATTACTTCTTTAGTCATGGTTTTTACCCTTTCTTTTGAATACTGAACTTTCCATAATTGTTTTTCATTTGACTATACATCTTTGGATCAATCGTAGATTTCTTTTTACTTCGGCTTATGCCCAAGCGTTTTCTTCGATTAATATTAGCGTATAGCCCTGTCATTTAAAATACATTACTGAATTGGAGCTTGCGTTCAACATCTTTTCTATAAGCCGGGTCATTTTTATACCTAGGGTCTGACATAGCCCGTGTCACCTCAGCCGTGCTCCTAAATGCTCCGGGAGCTGTTTTTCCTTGGCTTCCGTTGAGAAGCCGAGGAGAGTTACCATTAACAGCTTTGAACCTAGCGTGAAGCCCTTTTACAGCAAACTCAGCTTGGCGGTCATTTCCACTATCTAAAAGAGCGTTATATGACTTAATCTCAGCATCGGTAAGATTCTGAGCGGCCCAATCATGCATTTCCTTGAAGCCTGATTTTCCACCAACTTCTTCAAGAAGTGCATGGGTAGAGCGTTCTGCTACTGCTTTTTGCCCTTCAATGTAGGCATCTACAACAGCCGGGGGATACCCCATCTGAGTGAGTTTTGCGTAGCTTTGATCTGAAAGCTGACCAGTAGCCGTGTATTCATGTGAAAATTCACCAAACTGCTGTGACCAAGCGGCCATCTGTTGTTGCCTATCCGCAAGTTGCTTGGGGTCTAGTGCTGGGGCTTCTTCTGCCGGAGTTTCATCTTGCTGAGACTCTTGCGGCATATCTTGGGGAGGTAGCCCCTCTGGGTTATCGTTCCTTGGGTTCCCCATTCTTTTCTCTAAGTTTTCGTATGCTTTAGCCAAATCTTCAGGATTTGAGAATTTCTGCGGCAACCATCCCGGCCGATTTTGGCTTGATTGCTGGGTTGTTAGAGCCTGTTCTACTGATTGTGGAGCATCGGCTCCTGTGGGTTCTGATGTAATTTGTACTGATTGCATTTTGTTTATCCTCCTTGGTTATTCATGGTTTCTTGTTGTGCGACAGCGGCATCAGAGTAGCTTTTAATGGCTTGTGGGCCTAGTTTTTCAGCCATTTGTTGACCCATTTGCATTTGAGATTCATTTTGTAGCTGATCTTCAGATTTAATCAACCCCTCTGTTTCAATTCCTAAAGAAGTGGCCCTTCTTCGAAGATAGTCTGGAATATTGATAAATTGAGCAACAGCCTCCGGGCCGAACATTTGAGCTAGCCCAGTTAGGAAAAGATCGAGGCGGGTAAGGTCATTACCTCTTCCCAAAGCCTCCACCCCAGTAACGACAACCGGCCGCACTAAATCACCTTTAGGCATCTTAGGAAGCTTCCCTTTTTTGGACATACGATCCATGATCCGGAGGACAAGGGGCAGTTGAAATTCTTGACTTAAAATAGAGTAGGCTCCTCCAAGGGCTGTTTCTAGCTCTTGAGCCATATACCTAATTTCTTGAGCAGTTACTCGCTCTGCGTCACGCTGAATGGCTGTGTTTAATAAGAAGGCAAAAGAAAGCCTCTGCTGAATTTCAATCATTACTTCTTTAGCCACCCTAAAATCGCCGTATTTTTGTAATTGGAGACAATTTACATCAGTCACTCTTCCGGGAACAAACTGCCCATTACGGGCCTCAGCTAATTGCTTTGCTTTTGTTGTCCCGGTAGGGTCAACTAAAAAAAGAACCTTAGAAGCGGCGGCCGATCCCTCTACAACTGCTTTAGTAAGCCCCTCAAGCGATCTTAAATCTCCCAGATACTCCTCTACCAAACCACGGCCATAATCTTCATTATCAACTCGGCTGTATCTTAGGGGAATAAATGGGTTTTTATCTTTTGTGTAATACCCTTCTGATCCGGGAACTAGCTCTCCGTTAATTTCTTGATGAACTTCCCATTTACCATCAACCAATTTAACGCAAGTAAAAAGCTCAATTTCATCTTCCACCGACATCCCGCTGTATTCGTATTCATCCTTATCTTTTTCGCTTTTGCTCTTGTTTACCAAGGCTTTTGCCTCTTCAGGCAGAGCGGCGTAAGCAATACTCTCTTTTGTGATAATTGTTAAAACATTACCAAAAGAATCTCTTTTAATAACATAGTTAGACAACTTAAACACCCGCATCCCACCCTCTTCAGGAAAGTAAAGCAAAGCGTTTCCGGATACAATAAGGTGTTTAACGGCTTCAAAAATAGGCACTCTCAACGCTTGTGCTTCAATTTCTTTCATTACTGCCCGTTCAATATCTCCAAGGGCTTTTTCTAACTCTGTTTTTAGCCCCTCATCGCCGCCAAGCTGTTTTAGTTTATAAGGATCAATCATCAATCGGAAAAACGGGGCGTTTGGAGGAAAAAGAGCCAAAAGAAGCTTTGCCGAAATATTATTAACACCTCTAGCCCCTACTCCCTGATATGGAGTCATGTAATTTGTGGCGTTGCTGTTCCCGGCCGGAGGCACTAAAGCAGGAATTGTTAATTCAGAGCTGTCTCTAGCCCTTCGTAGATATGTTTCACGATGGCCTTCTAGCTGGGAGTACAAAGAAGAGGCCGTGTTACTCATTATGGCAATCCGAGTCCGACTCCCAAAGTTGTTTTGTAAATGTTATATAAAGAAGATGGAGAGGAAACATCTGCGGTTGTTATTATAGAGAAAGCCAAAGACCCCGCAAACAATCCATTAAGCCTACCTATGGCTAAACCTGTTGACAAACTAAGAGGAGATGGGGTTGTTGCAGGAGTACCAGAAGTGCTAACTAGAGAACCATCAATATAAGCTCTTGTTCCAGTTCCAGTTACCCCTCTAGATCCCCAAAAATGGTGTCCACCAAGAGTATTATCTGGAATACCAACATTTGATCCGCCATACCTATATTCCCCACCAAACCCGCTTCTTGGATTCAACCAATAAATAGCTGTGTTACCGCTGTTACTTGCTCCATACATATTTCCCAGATTTCCACTAGAGGCAGTTTGAATGCAATTTCCAACATACCCACAAAATGAGGAACTACCAGCACCAGTAAAGCTAGTTGCAATATAATCATTTACTCCGTCAAAAAATAGTCCACCAGTTTGCCAAGCAGAAGCAGTCATATTGGTTAGAGTGCCATTAAATTGTCCTAATCCCCCTAAAGAATAGGCAGTAAGGCCGGAACTTAAATTTTGGTAAGAACGCAAAGGCCAGCAAAGCAGACTATTCCAGATGCCCAATCCTTTTAC